ATAAGGTATTACAGGACACATACGACCCCGAGCACTTCCGGCTCGCTAACTTTTCAAGCGGGTTAAGCGTGGAAACCACGGCCCGAAACCTCGCGGGGAAGTTCCCTCTCACGTTTGATTGTAAACCGCAAAGATATCTCATAAAAGGCAATCAGACAATAGAGGACGTTACCGGGCAGTTATTGAACCCGACACTATACGACGCGCTCCCGATTATAAGGGCATACGGTACGGGGTCATTTTCAATTAACGGGGTATCGGTCACAATCTCAACCGCCAACGACTACACGGATATAGATTGTGAACGGATGGAGGCTTACAAGGGCGCTATAAATTGCAACGCCAATATAAACGCTCCAGTATTTCCTAAACTTGCCCCGGGATTAAACACAATCACAACAAACATGAGGCTCGATATAACGCCGAGGTGGTGGGAATTATGACACCTATTTTATACGCTCCAAACACTTCAAACTTTAATAACAACGGCATCGGCGGGTTAAGCGACGCATTAAAGTGTATCGTCACCGAGGAACGTAACGGCGAGTACACGTTAAGCATGGACTACCCGATAGACGGCAATCACGCGGAGTCGTTAGTACATTCCGCGATTATTAAAGTTTTACCGGGCGACGGCGCCACGCTCCAGTTATTCCGCATATCGAAAATCAGCAAACCGATTAACGGAATCATCACCATAGACGCCGAGCACATAAGTTATCAGTTGTCTTTTATCCCCGTGAGTGCGTTTACTGCTAACACATGTAACAACGCTTTACAGGGATTAAAAAGCCACTCGCTCGAAAGTAACCCGTTTACGTTTTGGACAAACATAACAACCACGGCAAGTTATAAACAGAATATCCCCGCCTCGCTCCGTTCGAGGTTGGGCGGTGTGCAAGGGTCTATACTGGACGTTTACGGGGGCGAGTATGAGTGGGATAACTACACCGTAAAGCTTTACTCACAAAGAGGCGCAAATAGGGGCGTTTCGCTCCGATACGGTAAAAACATAACCGACATAAAGCAGGAAGAAAACATACAGGAAGTTATAACGGGTATATGCCCCGTGTATGATAGCGGAGAGGACACCGTAACACTACCCGAGGGCGTTATACATGCGTCAACGGCTAGTAACTATCCTTACCAACGAACGGCGGTTATTGATTTTACAAGTGACTTTGAAACCCCGCCCACGGAGGCGGAGTTAAGAACGCACACGCAAAACTATATAGTTCGTAATCGTATCGGAATCCCGAAAGTAAATATAGACGTATCTTTTATAAACCTCAAAAACACAGAGGATTATAAAGACATAGCTAATCTCGAAACCGTCAAACTTTGCGATACCGTAACGGTAATTTTCGAAAAGTTAGGCATCGAGGCCACGGCTAAAGTTATCAAGACGGAATGGGATGTTATCAAGGAACGTTACACGGATATACAGATAGGCGACGCGAAAAGCTCACTCGCAAGGACGGTTGTAACCGTTGAGGCCACGACCTCACAAATACAGAAGATCGCACAAACGGCGGTAACTTCTCAAACGCTAAAAGACGCGATACAAGAGGCGACAGACCTAATAACAGGCGGCACGGGTGGATATCTCGTTGTAAATCTCAACGAGGACGGGCAACCAAACGAACTGCTTTTGATGGACGCGCCCGACAAGGACGACGCCTCAAACGTGTTGAGGATTAACTATCAAGGAATAGGCTTTAGCACTACTGGCTATAACGGGCCATTTACTACGGCGTGGAATATCAACGGAAATTTCAATGCTAATTGGATTAGGACGGGGATTTTAACAATAGGCGGTACGGCATCGAGCCCGCCCTCGCTCGTCATTAAAGACACGGGCGGTAATGAAATAGGCCGATGGAGTACCGCGGGAATATCGGTATTAAAAGGCAGTATAAACGGCGCATCGTTAACCGTCGGCGGAGTTAATAACGCGAGTGGGTCAATCACAGTCAAGGACGACACGCAACCGACACCGACCACGATCGGCACATGGAACAAAGACGGGTTATCAGTCAAGAAAGGCGCTATCGAGGGCTCGACCATAAAGTTCGGCGGTACTGGAAACCAACCGAAAACGGTATTAAGCTACTCCGAGCAGGCGCAAACGGGCCTCGGTACGTTAAAAGGGTTGGAAATCGCCGCCGATGATACGTTAATAACGAACTCGGCAAAAACCACTTTTGAAACGGCTAACGCTATATATAAGTACGCCGGAGCAGTAGACGCGAGTAACCATACTTACTTAATGATGACCAAAGACACGGGCGCGGTTCTCAATACTACGAACGGCTCAAACTCGGCAGGGTTCGGCGCAAGCGCTAATAATAGTGGGTCAACGGCAACGGTGAGCGGTATTAACGTCAACCTCAACGGTGATAACGTCAACGTTAAGGGGCCTCTAAAGCCCGCCACGGGCCAAAGTAACGTCAAGATAACATACCCGTCGTTATACGGCATGAACGGCGCTATCGGGTGTTATAACGGTACGCCCGACGTACCGGGTACACAGGTTTTGATACAGACGGCGCTAGCTACTAACGTCGCTATGACGCGCGACGACGGGCAGGTTGTATGGTGGGAGTCGCAGTCAGACGAACGGGTAAAAGATAATATAAAGACCCTCGACGCGGACTTTATAGAGAAGTTCTTTGAGAAGATTAACCCTGTTTCGTTTAGTTATAAAAAGGATCCCGACAAGAAAACATACTATGGACTAACAGCGCAGGAACTGGAGGCCGTGTTAAAAGAGTTGGGGCAGGACACCAAACTAACCGACGAACTACCCGACGGCATCAAGATTATTGACTATAAAAAAATGGTCGGGTTGTGTTTAGGCGCGATTAAAAATCTATACGAAAGGATAAAGAAGTATGAGGACGCAATCAGTAATTCTTAATCTTATACCCTCGGGCGTTAATCCCGTCGTGCACTTATCACAGTACGACCAAGAGGACGACGGCGCGTTGCTTTTCAACATCTATGACGGCAACGTATTAGCCGACCTCACGGGTTGCACGGCTACGATAGAGGGCACAAAGCCCGACGGTACTTTTTACATGTACCCGTGTACGGTTTATAGCACTTACCTCACAAGCGCGGTCAACTTCCAAATGACTAGCATAGCGGGGAACTACCCGGCAGAGGTTAGAATTAACCGAGGCGCGGAGAACGTCGGCACGATAAATCTAACCATGATGGTGGAGCCTGCCGGGGTCGGACGTGTAGACGTGTCAGACACCGAAATACCTAATCTACTGGACGATATCGAAACGTCAGTAGACGAGGCCGAGTATTGGGCGCACGTCGCAGAACACGCCGTAACGGGCGTAGCATCATGGAACGGCAGGACGGGCGCGGTTGTACCCGCCGCGGGTGATTATAACGCCGCGCAGGTGGGCTATGATAACTCTAACAGTGATCTAGACTCCACCGAAACACAGGGCGCAATAGACGAACTGGCGGACAAGGCCAAAAACAAGGTGCTTTTCTTTGAAAACGTACCTTGCTCCGCTATGACGGGAAATTTCGTATCAATCAGCGACGCGAAGATAACAAGCGACCATGTAATGTCAAGTTTTGAGCCTGCAAACCCCGCCGCCATAACAACGGCTCAACCTACATGGACGAGTGGCGCGGGAACGTTCACTATAAACGGCACATGCGCGACGGCAACAACGGCAACGATAATACTAGAGAAAAAAGACAACTAGGAGGTAATGAGAAATGGAAAAGTATTTTTTGACACAGATTAAATGTACCAACGGCACATGGGAAAAGGGGTGCGTAGTAAAGGACACGCTCGACGAGTGTAAACAGGCTTACCACGCATACCTCGGGGCGTATGCTTACGGACACGACGACAAAACAAACTACGTTCAGTGTCACATATCCAACATCGACGGCGCCATAGTAATGGGCGAAGTATGGAAAGGAGCAGAAATATGATAAATACTAGGGTTCTCACTACCCCCCCCACAAAATACGAAAGGAGGACAGGCACTAATTACTTGTTCTCCAAGACTTCCGAAAGGGGGTCAGA